TTATTTCCCGTCTCTCGGGGAAGTGCGGGCAAACATTTCCCCCTCCCCCGTTAATAGCCAACGACCGGATATTCCGTAATCCCGAACAAGAAATGTCAGCCAATCTAATTGGACGCTGTTTTGGGTTGATGTTCCTTTTTCAAGGGCGTTCAAATTCCATCGGTTAATTCCATATCGATTGGTAAAGGTTTGCTTCCCTCGTATAATATGGCGGTTTTTCAACTCATACAGAGCTTCGAAAAATCGCTTTGTTATTTTCTCGCTTTCTGCTGTTTGCATATATTGTTAGATTTAACGCCTGCGGCGGCGAATTTCGCATTCAATTCATTTTCTCGTTCACTTGCTTGTTCCTGCCATTTGGCAACCGTATCGGGGCTAAAAACGGGCACTATGCCTTTTATTACAGCTTGTTCAAACTCGTGTAGTTCGTCCGGCTGCATAAATGGCAGGTATTTTTCCATTTCGAGTATGCCTTGAATATGGGCGTACATTTCTTGGCGGATACCTGTGTATGTATCGGCATATAACATTTCTCCAACACCCAACAATAACCAGCGGGCGTTGATTTCGGGGAATGCTGTTAAAAGCGTTATAACGGGTTGAATCCCGAAATTGCCACCGTTAAGCAACTTTTTAAGATATTGAGGAGTCCACCCCAATATTTTGGCGAACTGCGTTTGCTTTCCGCCTGTCTTATATTCCATTATCTGGCGCAACCTGTCTTTCATATCTTGTCAATATAGAGGTAGTTTCCCGAAAACGGTTATCCTGCAACGGCAGAGGTGGCAGCTCCGTCCATTGGGGCAACTGTTTTTTTGCTTTCTCGAATCTGATCTTTCAAAAGTTCAATCAATTTTTCAATCTGGCTATCTCTGGCGGCGAGACTTTCCGACTGTAATTGTATTATCCGCCATGCTTCACGAGAAATTTCGACCGCCTGTAAACTGTTTGGGTTATTTTTGAACATATCTCCCTCTCCGGTCATTATCCAAACTTCGTTTATATTTTCATCGAGGCTGCATAGCTTTTTTACAAACCTGTCAGATAGAGGGACTTTCCCGTTCATTATCTGTGAAAATGAGGACTTTTTATATCCCAACAGGTCTGCCAACGCTTTTTCGTTTTCTGCGACTTCTTGGAATATAAGCCAATTTACAACCTTTTTAATACGTTGAGTGTCAGTCATATACAAAAATTCTTATAAAATTTCCGAAACTTTGTTTCGATTTTATGCTGAATTATCGAAACTTTGTTTATATTTGCAACGTGATACTATACAATATCGCAACAAAGATATGAAATAATAAAGAAAATCGGAAATAAACCAATAAGTAAAAACGAAACAAATATCAGAAGTATGGAAACGATGTTATTCAAAACGGATTGTAAGGCCAAGCGTGAAGCACGAGATTTGGCTATCTACAATGACTACAACGAGCTGATGTCTATTGAAGGTCAGAGCAAGACACTCGTTACCGAGCACCTGATGAAGAAATACGACATTCATTCATCGGGGACTATCTATGTTATCCGGAAACGTGTCGAGGAACGACTTAAAAGGGAGGGCAAGATATGAGCAGATTAAGCCCAGAAGCCGCCCATGAACGGTATCTATACAACAAGAAGTATCAGACAAAATACTGGGAACGGCGAGCGTCGAAAAACGGCAGTTCAAAAAGCAAGGTATCTGTCGAGGTTGAAATTCCGGACAAATTGATTTCGGAGATTGATGAAGTTGAAGTATCGGTAAAAAGAAGCGGACGATCGCAGGAACGGTACATCAAAGACTTGGAGCGTTCCAACAGAACGCTGAATGCAGAGAACAGGCGGCTGGTTAAAGAACTGAGCCGTTATCAGGAAATTATAAGAATCGGCCTAAAACAAATTAACCATGAAGAACAAATTTTCTGAAATATGGAAATGGGCGGTTTTCTACATGCTATTCGGGACGGGATTCCTCGCCTTTCTGGTTTTGGCTGGAGAAAACGACGAAATGCCAATCGGCACTTTTTGCCTGTATAAACTTGGAGCCATCGTTGTTATCCTCTTGTGTGTATGGGCGGGAAAGAAACTTGAAAAAGCGGGGCTACTCCCACAAAAATTATATGAAGAAATGGAGGACGAAGAGCTATGAGTGAAATTCAGGATTTAAGCAGGAAGCTCGACAGAATCGAGCAGCTTACGATAATAAGTTCAAAAAAGGTTCTCGACTTGTCGGAAGCGGCTATGTTCACAGGATATAGCGAAAGCCACATCTACAACCTCACGAGCAAAAAGGCTATCCCCCACTACAAAAAGAATAGGAAGCTATTTTTCAAAAAAGACGAACTCGAAGATTGGATGTTGGAACGACAGGTAAAAACCGACAACGAACTTGACAACAAGGCAACCACTTATGTAAAAACCCACAAAAACTAACCATTATGAGCACATCGGTACAACCGTCTCCGAAACAACTTATTAGGGAGGCATTTGAACGGGGCGATCGGCTGACAACTTTTACAGGGAATCGAGTGGGACATACCGTTGATTTCCGAAAGATAGTTTCGATTCTCCGAAACGAGGGCTTCGCCATTATGGATTATTGGGAGACATCTTCCGACGGGAGAAAATTCAAGGTTTATTATCACGAAAAGCAAAGCCCGAAGCTGTAAGAGGGCAATAATAAATAAACAGTATGCAAACCGAAATTATTGAAGTAAAACAGGCTGATATGCTTCAAGCAATCAACCGAGCAGAGGTGGATATTCAGATTTCCACCGCAAAACAGTATCCTCGTGATCTGAACGTAACTCTGAACAAAATTGCGACCTATGCGACAATGGACAAGGAAACGGCCGAAGATTGTTTCTACGTTCTCCGCCGTAAGGATAAAGACGGGCAAGTCAATGTTATTGAGGGGCTATCTGTTCGCATGGCAGAGATCATAGCCGGAGCATGGGGAAATCTCCGTGTTCAAACCCGCATAATCGGGAACGACGGACGAATGATAACCGCACAGGCTATCTGCCACGACCTTGAAACCAACTTTGCCGTGAGCAAGGAAGTAAAACGCCGAATTACCGACAAAAACGGCCGTACATTCAGCGAAGATATGCAAGTGGTAACAGGTAACGCAGCAGCGTCAATCGCTTTCAGAAACGCTGTTTTGGCGGTGATTCCAAAAGCCGTAACAAAGAAAGTAATCAACGAGGTGCGAAAGGTAGCTCTCGGCCAGTCTATTGACCTTGAACAGAGCCGCCAAAACGTGATTGCCTACTTCGCTAAACTGGGCGTATCACAAGAACAGATATTCAGATACCTCGACGTAAAATCTATCGAGGAAATCGACAAACAAATGATCTTCGAGCTGCGGGCAACTGCAAACGCTATCAAAGAGGGTACAACCACCGTTAAAGAGACATTTATAATCCCCGAAATTGAGGCAAAACAAGAGGCCACCGCCAGAAAGAAAACGACAACGGCACAGGAAAAAGCCGCCGCAGCTATGGCGATGGCGACAGGAGCTACGCCCGAAACAACCACGGAGACAGTAGATAGCGAAACAGGGGAAATCAAACAGAAATAACACTCAAAATCACAACAAAAATGGAAAAGATTGAAATTAAGAAAGAAAACGTGCTTGCTGCTTATGATACAGCTCGCAAGGCAGGTGCTGACAGCACAATGAAAGTCCTCGAATCTCTTTTCGGGGAGGAAACATTCAAGCCGGAAGACGTAAGAGAACGTATCCGAACATTCGAGGACGCAATGGCCGAACTCGGAGATAAACACCCTCTGGTCATTCAATATAATAAAATATTTGACAATTTCTTGGAAGGAGCCGCTGCACAAAACAGTAGCGACATCATCGCCTACCTGAAACTCCGTATTATCTGCGCTGCTCTCAACGAGGGTTGGGAACCTCAATTTACGGAGGACGAGTGGCGTTATTACCCGTACTTCTGGCTATACACGCAAAAGGAAATCGACGAAATGGAGGCGGACGAGAAACAGGAACGCAGACTTATGTCCGCAGGCGGGTTTCAAACTGAATATGCGGGCTTCGCCTGTGCGAGCTCGTATTACGTCCCCTCGAGTACTTATGCGTCCTTCGGCTCTCGCCTTTGCTTAAAGAGCGACACGCTCGCCGTTTACTGCGGGAAGCAATTCATCGACCTTTGGGCAGATTTCTACCTTATCCGAAAAAAATAACCTTAAAATACAGCAATATGGGAACAATAAATAAAAGTACCTTTCTTACAAAAATCGGCGAAGTAGGAGCCGATTTACAGAAAGAAATAGAAAACAACGAAAGCAAAAGAGCTGCAATCGTTATAGCCTGTGAATTGGATAGCAGCCAGACAGGATCAATACCCATCATTCAGACAGGGACTATTTGTGGGAGCGAAGAAATGTTGGTTTTCGCTATGGCTGGTTTTGTAAAGAACCCTCAAATACGAGACATTTTGAAAAAAGCCCTGATCTTCAACATGGTTAAATCTATCGCCGAATCAGGTGATAAAAAAGAGCAGGAGGAAAACAAATGAGTACAACTATAATCAGACCAAAAGATAGAGCCGAATGGCTGGAGTTTAGAAAATCCGGTATCGGAAGTAGCGAAGTTGCAACAATCGTTGGACTTAATCCGTGGGAAACCCCGTATCAGTTATGGAGACGGAAAATTGGCATTGACGCTCCGCAGGAAGAAACTTTTGCGATGAAAGCAGGCCATTATCTGGAAGATGCAGTATCACAATTTTGGCAAGACGCAACAGGCCGTGAAGTTATCAAGCGTTCCACGGGAGATTGGCTTATCCGGAATAATGAAAGGCCGTATGTTCAGGTATCGCCTGATAGAACATATTGGCTTGCGGGCATGAAGCGGAACGACCAGAACAAAGGCATATTGGAATGCAAAACCACGCAGAAAGCCATTGACGCCGACGATTTGCCGAAGCATTGGTTCTGTCAGGTACAATATCAACTCGGAGGGGCTGAATTGTCGCAAGGCAGTATTGCTTGGCTTACACAAGGTCGGGAGTTCGGATATAAAGACCTCGCCCTTGTTCCCGATTTCTATGCATGGTTGCTCGAAGAGGTTGAACGATTCTGGATTGATAACATCATCGGAAGACAGGAACCTCCGGCTGTTTCAGTTCAAGACGTGCTCTTGAAATACAACAAGCACACGGACGGGAAAATCGTTGAAGTGGACGAGGAAATCTGGGAGGCTTATCATAAACTGAAAGGAGTAAAAGATGAACTTTCAGCCCTCGAAAAACAAAAAGAGGAGTTGGAGAATCGAATTAAACTCGGATTTGGAGACGCTGAGGCCATAAGTTATGGAGGGCAGACGCTTGCAACATGGAAGGCCTCAAAGGACAGCGAAAAGTTCGACGCAAAGGCTTTTCAAGCTGCATATCCTGATCTCGCCAGAGAGTTCACGAAAACTGTTGCAGGAGCAAGGAGATTCCTGCTTAAATAACAACCTGTAAACGACGACGGAAATGATACTTATTTCAAATCAACAGCGAGACGATATAATCCGTTATCTTGACTTATTGTGTGATGCATACAAGCCAAAGAAGCAGAGCGACACACGATCGTATAATGTATGCCGGAGAGCGGGAATATTGCGGAAACAGTTGATGAACAAGAAATCGTTTTCGGCGGACGATTTACCTGAACGGTTAAAAAAATCTCGGCTACAAAAGTGATTATATTATAATCGTTCATATCTTTACGATAACCAAAACAAACAGATATGAGATTTAACAACGAAACATATACAAAGCCGCACAAGGGTAGGCAATTCCGAAAGGAAGCCCAACGCTGCTGTTATGCGTGGTTAGCCCTAAATGCGGCTTTCTTTTCATAACAGCGATGATACAATTACGGACGAATCAATATGAACCCATACAAAAGGCCATTGAGTTTTTCAAGGAAGAAAAACCGAAGCCGAGTTTGATAGTCCTCCCGACAGCGTGGGGAAAATCAATCCTGACAGCCTACGTTGCATTAAATTGCAATGATAGGCTTTTGGTTCTTCAACCGTCAAAGGAACTTTTGGAACAGAACATAACAAAGTATTTCGCCCTATGCAATGAATTATCCGCAAACGTGGGGATATACTCCGCCTCATTCAATCGAAAGGAAATAGCCAAAATAACTTATGCAACAATCGGGTCTATCAAAAACCTCGGAGAACGATTCAAGGAAATGGGGTTTACAAAGATGCTCATCGACGAAGCGCATCTTTACCCACGAGAGGCCGACAGTATGCTCGGGCGGTTCCTCAAAGATAGCGGGATAACACACGTTCTCGGGATAACTGCCACACCTGTTAAGCTGCAACAGAACTACGACCAGAACGGCGGTACGTTCTCAAAGCTCGTTATGCTGACATCTCGGAGCAAGAAAGGAAATTTTTTCAAAGAAATAATCCATGTGGGACAGGTTAGTGAAATGGTCGAACTCGGATTCTGGAGTAAGCTCAAATATGAGGCCTCCGACTTTGATAGCAGCCTGTTGGTTTACAACACGTCGAAATCAGAGTTTACAGAGGAAAGCGTATTGAGAGCATACAATGCAAACGGAGGGGCTCAAAACATCATTGAAGCTCTCGACACGCATACAGACCGGAAGCATATACTCGTTTTTTGCCCATCTGTTCAGGACGCTATCGACTTATCTCGAAAATATGCGGGTTCTGCCGTGATTTACGGCGATATGAAGCCCGCAGACAGGCAAAGTATTATCAACAGCTTCAAAGCGGGCAAAATACGGGTAATTTTTAATGTGAGGGTGCTTTCTACGGGTTTTGACTACACGGGTATAGACTGCATTATCCTCGGAATTTCGACGGCCTCAATAGCCCTATATTATCAGATCATTGGACGAGCGACACGTATTGACAGCGAAAAGGAAGATGCCCTTATCGTCGATTTTGGGGGCAATGTTTCCAGATTCGGGCGAGTGGAGGACATCACATTTGAAAAGGGCAAGATATGGCGTATGTTCGGATCAGGAGGGCGGTTATTAAGTGGAATCCCCATAACAGACATCGGGAAGATAACACGGGAGGACACGGCGCATATCGACGCCAAATCCTCACAGCCTATTGAGGTGATGCCGTTCGGGAAATACAAAGGAGAACGTCTGCAAGACATTCCGCTGAATTATCGACAATGGATGCTCCGGTCGTTCGAGTGGAACGCTCGCAATGAAAAACTAAGGCAATCAATAATAGCAACAATTTAACACGGATTGATATGGCTCAAATAAGGAAGCTGGCGGCGCAATATTTTACGCACGACGCAGATATGCGAAACGACGTGAAAATAAAAGCACTCCGCCGTAAATTTTCCCATACAGGTTATGCGGTATGGAATTATCTGTTGGAGGTATTGACAGATATAGAATCATTTGAAATAAACTTCGACGATGTAACGAAAGAGCTTTTCGCAGCCGATTTTGACGTAACGGTTCAACAACTTACGGACATTGTGGATTACTGTATCAAAATCGGGCTTCTCCAAAAAGAGGGGAACCGACTGTTCAGCGCAGCACATCAGCGCAGATTCCAAAGCATTATCGAACGCTTCCAAAGACGTTCAGAGGCGGGCAAAAAAGGTATGGCGAGCAGATGGGGCAACCGTAACAACTCGGCGCAGGAGGATAACGGTGTTATAACAAGCGATAACAATGTTATAACATCGGATAACATAATAGAAGAGAAGAGAATAGAAGAAAATAGAAAAGAAAAGAATAGAACCACATATCCTTATCAGGATATTGCCGATAAGTGGAATTCAATATGCGGGGAATTTCTCCCGAAAGTGCAGAAAATATCCGATAGCCGGAAACAAAAGATAAAATCCAGATTACAGGAGTTCGGGCAGCCGGATGCATGGATGCCGACCATTGAGGCAATATTCGAGACTATTGCGGAATCTGATTTTCTTCGGGGCAAAAACAACACGGGTTGGTCGGCAACTTTTGATTGGATATTCGAGAATCCAAAAAACTGGGTAAAAGTCTTGGAGGGGAATTACAACAACCACAAGGGCGGCAAACCAAATCGCCCGCAGGTAAATCTTGGGGCTGGAGAGTATATCGATGAAACAGGCCGAAGAACTTATGGCACAGGAAAAGCCACAATCCCGAACGACGCTCCGCCTCGCCCAAGCGAAAGGCATTGTTGGGACGCATCATCTAATCAATGGATATTGTTATGACACGAATGGATTGGAGTAAATATGGCATTGAAATCCCCTACGGGAGAACTTCCGGCAACGTGAAAGTCTATTGTCCTCAATGTCGAGACCAACGACACGACAAGAGGGATAAAAGTTTGAGCTGCGACCTCTCCACGGGAATGTTCAACTGCCACTATTGCGGATTCAGCGGTTGTGCTGCTGAACGTGAAAAGGAGGAGTGGAGAAAGCCATTTTACAACCCGTCCCCACTTCGACACCAGAAACCATCATACAAAAAACCCACGAAAACGGGCAACACGTCATTGAGTGAGAAAGCTCTGGCTTGGTTCAGAGGGCGAGGGATAAGTGAGCGAACCCTTACCGCTATGAAAATAACGGAGGGCATGGAGTGGATGCCGCAAAAAAACGGGCAGGCCAACACGATACAGTTCAATTATTACAAAAACGGCCAGCTCGTAAACACGAAGTTCCGCACAGGGGACAAGTGCTTCAAACTCGTTTCAGGGGCGGAACTCCTCCCTTACAACATCGACGCCATAAAGGGGCACAAAGAGTGCATAATCACGGAGGGAGAAATGGACGCATTGTCGTTTATTGAATGCGGCCGGACAGACGTTATCAGCGTCCCGAATGGAGCCAATGCAAATCTTTCTTATCTCGACGATTACATCGAAGATTATTTCGACGACAAGGACGTGATCTACATAGCGTCTGATACAGACACAAAGGGAGTAGAACTGAGGGACGAGCTTATGCGCCGTTTCGGGGCGGAACGGTGCAGGGTGCTGGAATACGGGGAAGGCTGTAAAGACGCAAACGAACATTTACAGAAATTCGGTCGGGAAAGCCTGTTGAAGTGCATCGCAGATGCTCCTGAAACGAAGATTGAGGGCGTGTTTACTGTCTCCGACTTTGAACAATCCCTCGATGCGCTTTTTGAGAACGGAATGCAGAAAGGCGTTACAATCGGGCATGAAAATTTCGACCGCCTGTTATCATTTGAGACCAAACGTCTGTGTGTCGTTACTGGTATCCCCGGAAGCGGAAAATCAGAGTTCATTGACGAAATAGCCGAACGGCTTAATATGCGATACGGTTGGAGATTCGCCTATTTTAGCCCAGAAAATGCCCCTCTTGCTTATCATGCAAGCAAACTCATAGAAAAGTTTACGGGGAAGCACTTTGACAAACAGCACCTCGGATATGGGGAGTATAAACAGGTCAAAGAACACCTCGAACAAAATTTCTTCTTTATAAGCCCGCACAATGATTTCCGGCTTGAAACCATACTTGAAAAAGCAAAATTCCTCGTCCGCCGGAAAGGTATAAAAGTCCTTGTAATTGACCCGTACAATAGACTTGAAAACCAACAGGGCGGCGGTCGGAACGAGACACAATATATCAGCGAGACGCTCGACAGGCTGACAAACTTTGCCCAGATGAACGACCTCCTGATTATCCTTATGGCACACCCTACAAAGCTGCCAAAAAACAAAGACGGGGTAATTGAAGCCCCCACCCTGTACGACATAAGCGGTTCGGCCAATTTCTACAATAAAGCGGATTTTGGAATAGTAGTACACAGGAATCGCATTGAGAACACAACGGAAGTTCACATTCAGAAAGTGAAGTTCAGACATCTCGGGGAGTGCGGGACAGCCCTGTTCAAATACAACCTGAACAACGGGCGTTACACACCCTATGCAAACGGGCAAGAGCCTGTTTGGGACAACTCAAACCATTTACAGGAAGAAATCAAGCGGCGCGAGCAGGAAGCCTTTGAAGCGGCTCACTTTGATTGGGACGATCTCCCGCCTTTCGGGGAGGAAGAGGAAGACTGCCCGTTCTGACAGCATATAAACTCAAATGACAGACAGATTATGACAACAAGCAGAAGAACAACAGATGAATGGATAAAGAGCCGTCAGGACATGACGTTTGTTGAACGGCTGTCAGACATTCAGGAGACCGACAGGGACATAAAGGTCGGCGACAGAGTTATGTTTACAAACGTGAGCGGGTTCACATTCGGTCCGTTTGAAGTGATAGGCATCAGCAAAGACAACGAGCTGTGGAAATACGGGCGTTGTGTCTTTCTCAACAAAGACAGTTATTGGTATCCGTGCAAACCCGAAGAACTGACATTGATATGAAGCCGAAAGAGTTTTTTGACACTGTTGTCCGAATGAGAGACAAACAGAAAGAGTACTTCAAGACCCATTCAGGTTCAGCCCTGACAGAGAGCAAGAGACTTGAAAAGGTCATTGATGACGAAATAGCGAGAGTTCAGAAGATTATCAACGATAGACAAAACCCGAAGTTATGGCAAGACTGAAAATAAGATATAATGCGGTTGACCCGTATTATTCAACTCATGAACAAACTTTCATCGGGGTAAACCTTGATGATTGTGATAACCAACGTTTTGAATATGAACAATGGCTCGGGCGTGAACACCCATCTGGAATAATGACCATTTTCAAACCTGAAATCTTGGAGGAAAGACCATGAGACCACAAGGAAACGGACTTGTCTCGCTTCATGATGACAAGACAGAGGGGAAAGGCTTCTTTTGTATGGATTTGGTTGGCTTCATGTTTGGCGATGAAACAACCAAAGACTGGGAGGTATGGCATGAGAAGTTCACACAGGCAAAGAACGGATTATGCCCCTATCGTAACCTCTGCAAACGGTATGAACGGACAATCAAGAAAAGACCCGTACAACTGAAATTATTCACTTAAAAACATATCAGAATTATGAGCAAAGATGAAATTATAAGACTTCCTTTTGTTGTTGAAGCATACCAACGGATTTACCCGTCAGAAAGTACTTGCGGTATATGTGACCTGCCTTGGTCTGTATGCGGAATGAAACCCATAAAAATAGCAGAAGACAGGGGCGTTTTTTATGTCTGTCCTCACTGCTGGGAGAAAAACAGTCTGACAGATATTCTTAAAGTATCTGTCAACGGTTATTTGAGACAAATCAGTAGCCTCTCAGAGAGAGATAAGGAGTTGTTTGTGAAAGAATTCGACTTGGGGGATATATTGATGAAAATTGAAGATGAATACATTAAATCACATAATTCATGAACAGAGAATTGAAAGTCGATGAAGTCAGGGGCTTTCTCGCTGCGGCTAACAGGAAGTTTGAGCAGGGGAACATCTTTCTTCACTCGGTAAGGTTCAAACGGGATGAGACAACAGGAGAAGTGGTTGACATCATTCTGAGTTACGGGCAACGGGGTCATGAACCTGAAAAAAGAGAACAGCCATGAACAGCGTGACAGAATTTAAGCTGATATGCGAACCGCTGGTCATCTGCGGAGACATTGAAATCTGTTTCCCTGACCCTGTCGGAAGAAAAGAATATCCACCTTACAGGGAGCGGCTGCACCCTCAGAGGGTTCAGAGACGGAAGCCGTTTTGGTTCAGGACACGGAGCAACCCTCAGAGAAGAAGAAAGGGCGGTCATTGAGCCTGAACGCAAATGAAGTGAACGAATTACGGAATTACTTATTAAATCGAAATAAAAACAAGAATTATGGCAAATTTTTCAATCAAAGCAGACCTTCTGAAACTGCAGGGGGCTTTCGTGACAAACCTCAAAGGGAAGACGGCAACAAAACGCTGTCTGATTATCCCTGTTGATGAAAGCGGACTGTTTGTCGGCGAGAAAGGCGTTTATCTGAACATGACGGCTATTGAAATGGAGAACCCGAAGTTCTCTGAAACTCACTGTGTCAAAGTCTCACTTGACAAAGAGAAGTTTGAAGCCCTGACAGAAGAACAGCGCAGAGCCTTACCGATTATCGGAGGTATGAAGCAGTTGGAACGCCGCCCAACCCCTCAGATGAACATCACTTCAACGGTTGACGGCACACAGGCGGTTGACGATGACGATCTGCCGTTCTGATGAAATAAATATAAACAACGGCTGACAGACGGGGCAGAGACATGAAAGGGGGCGTTAAATCCCCTTTCTGTCTTAGAAGCCCGAAAGAAGCCCAAATTTGAATTGAAATATGAAAGACGGTAAAAGTATCACAACTGTCAGGAAAAAGCGTCAGGCGGCTTCTAAACAGTCCGTCCGTGACGTTTTCACGGTCATCTGCAAGACAGACCTGAAAGTGGAGTGCGTGAAAGAGTTCAAATTCCACCCCGTCAGGAAATGGCGGTTTGACTACGCCATACCTGAACACAAAATCGCCCTTGAAGTTGAGGGCGGTGTTTGGTCAGGCGGACGCCACACCTCGCCCAAAGGCTTTCTCGGGGACATTGAGAAGTACAACACGGCAACGCTCATGGGCTGGCGTGTGTTCAGAACAACGCCCGAAGACCTCTACAAGACAGCGACAATAAAACTGATAAAAACAGCCATTTCAGGGGAATTTGCCCCCGAAAAAGCCCCTTTTTTGCCTTAATGTGATTATATTATAATCGTTTTGCGTACTTTTGTGCTTACAATGTAAACACTTATCAAAACGGTTATGAATACAGAAACTGTACACCTATCACAGATTGAGGTAAACGAGGCGAACCCCCGTAAAATCATGAACGACAAGTTCGAGAAACTTGTCAGGTCTATTCTTATTCTCCCGAAGATGCTTGAACTCCGTCCGATTGTTGTTGACAACACAATGACAGTTCTCGGCGGGAACATGCGTCTTCGGGCTTTGACGCACATTTCAGAGATGACCCCCGCTGAAATCAACACTGAACTCGGTAAGTGTTCAGGGTATGAAAAGAAGACGGAAGCCGAGCGGGACATACTGCGGAGATATTGGGAAAGATGGCTTGACTGCCCAACAGCACACATCATCAAGGCTTCTGAACTGACAGACGCTGAACAGCGGGAGTTCATCATTAAAGACAATGTCGGTTACGGAGAGTGGGATATGGACGCTCTTGCCAATGAATGGGACACGTCTGAACTTGTTGATTGGGGATTAGACCTATGGGAAGACAACCCAGATAGCAACGGCAGCGGTTCTTCACTCCCGAACAGCGCACCCGAATCATCATTGTTTGACCGCTTTATCATTCCCCCGTTCTCTATTCTTGACACCCGCAAGGGTTATTGGCAAGACAGAAAGAAGAAATGGTATGACCTTATCGGGGATATGGGCGAAAGCCGTAACGATACGCTTGTGACAAGTCTTGAAATCAAGTACAAAGACCTGTATCAAAGAACCCGTGAACACAGGAAAGAACTCGGCTTGTCTTTCAGGGAGTACATAGAGAAATATGTCCCGAAAGAAGACCTTGAACGTGAACAGGCGAAAATCGTTGCTCAGGGTGTTTCTATCCTTGACCCTGTTATGGCGGAAATCGTCTGCCGTTGGTTCAGTTTCAAGGGCTGCAAATCATTTGACTGTTTCGCGGGAGACAGCGTGTTCGGCTTCGTGTCAGCCTATCTCGGAAATGAGTTCACGGGAATTGAACTGAGAGCGGAACAGGCAAAATTAAACAATGAAAGGGTTGCGGACATGACCGCCCGTTATATCTGCGATGACGGTCAGAACGTGGCAAAGCACATTGAACCTGAAAGTCAAGACCTGTTGTTCAGTTGCCCGCCATACTTTGACCTTGAAGTTTATTCAGACCTCCCGAATGACGCAAGCAATCAGGACAGTTATGAAGACTTCATTCAGATATTGAAGAACGCTTTCACAGCCGCCATAAGCTGTCTGAAACAAGACCGCTTCGCCGTTATCTGTGTCGGCGATGTCCGTGACAAGAAGACTGGGTTCTATTATGACTTCTGCGGCGACATCAAGCGGATATTCAAAGAAGCGGGCGTTCTCCTGTACAATGAAATCATCCTTGTCGAACAAACCGCTTCAACAGCTCTGAGAGCCGCACGGTACATGGAGACAAGAAAGGTTGCGAAGACACATCAGCACATTCTCGTGTTCTTCAAGGGCAACCCGAAGAACATCAAGAATGAGTTCCCGAGAATTGAATACACGGAGGAAGACATGAAACTGTTCGACACGGCTGAAACAGACATCCCCGACAATGAACCGACCTCAAATGAGTGACACGCCATGCAAGCAAAGATTTGGAATCATTCACAGTGGATCGGCGAAACAGAGCCGACCGCCCTCAGAGCACAGTTTGACATGCTTCTTCGAAAGGCTGGGTTCAACATTCTGCGTTGCACAGAACATCACTTTGAACCGCAGGGCTACACGGCTCTGTGGCTTCTTTGTGAAAGCCATTTTGCCGTCCATACATTCCCTGAATGCGGGAAGACATACATCGAACTGTCAAGCTGCAACCTTGAATTTTATCAGAACTTTCTATCAATGACAAAAGAACTATGAGCAAGGCACAGGAGAAAAGAAGAAATCAGATAAAGCTGGCACGTCTTGAAATCGTGGCAGAGATGTACAAGCGTGGGAACAGCCTCAGAAAAATTCAGTCAGAGGTCATGAAGCGTCTTGAACTCCCGTCTTATTCCCTCGCCACCGTCCACAAGGACGTGAACACGCTTCTTCAAGAATGGCGGGAGAACAGGGTCAAAGACATGGATGACATCGTGACCCTTGAACTTGAAAGAATTGATGACGCTGTCCGTGAACTGTGGGGACAGTGGGAGAAATCAAAGACGGACTACAACAAGACACAGCGCAGACAGAAAGGTTCTCCGACCCGTGACAATCAGACGGGACAGACATCAATCAGAACTTATCAGACAGAGCGGACGGACACGGATGTCATCTGTCTCGGCGACCCGTCTTATATAGCCGAAATCAGGAAACAGCTTGCGGAAAGGCGGAAAATTCTCGGGATTTACGCCCCTGAAAAGAAAGACATCAGCGGGGACGTGTCCTTTACCTCCCTGCTTGTCGAAAGCGGGCTTCTTGATGAAGACGACACACCGTCAGACGATGAATAAGCCCGATTGCGCCCGAATGCGGCTCTCAAATCTTTCAATCGTATGAATTTACCAAACAAAAACGAAACGCCGACATAGAGCGAATTCGCAAAAAATAACTCAATGAAGAAACAGAAGACAACACTTAGAACAAAGGGGCTTGAACTGATAAACCTGTGGCGAGCTGATTGGAATAGGTTCGTCAGAGAGGCTTTCGGCGTGACCCTTGACCCTGAGCAGCAAGAAATTCTGTCAAGCGTTCAGCACAACAGGCGCACGTCCGTTGCGTCAGGAACGGCACGGGGAAAGGATTTCGTTGCCGCTTGTGCGGCTCTCTGTTTCTTGTATCTGACCCCACGCTGGAGACGAAATGAACAGGGGGAAATTGAGCTTGTCGAAAACACAAAGGTCGCCTTGACAGCCCCGACAGACCGTCAGGTAAAGAACATCATGATGCCTGAGATAAGCCGTCTTTTCAACAGGGCAAAGGCACGGGGCGTTGTCCTGCCAGGTCGTTTGAACACTTATGACATCAGAACAGACAACGATGAATGGTTCTTGACGGGCTTCAAGGCTGATGAGCACAACCATGAGGCGTGGTCGGGATTTCACGCCGTTCACACAATGTTCATCGTGACGGAGGCGACAGGTATAGGCGATGACACCTTTTCAGCCATTGAGGGAAACCTGCAGGGCGACAGCCGTATTCTTCTTGTCTTCAACCCGAATACGACAGTCGGCTATGCCGCCAAGTCTCAGAAAGGCGACCGCTGGAACAAATTCCGTCTGAACAGCCTGACAGCACCGAACATTGTTCAGCGAAAGACTGTCATCACGGGACAGGTTGACTATGATTGGGTGCTGGACAAACTTGAAAACTGGTGTACGAAGATACAGCCTGATGAAGTCAGGTCAGAAATGGATGACTTCAAATTCGAGGGACAATGGTATAGACCGGAGGATCTGTTCCGGAAAAAGGTTCTCGGGAAATTCCCTAAAGCTGGCGATGATGTCCTTATTCCTGAACAATGGTTGTCGCTCGCCCATGATCGTTGGAGATTTGCAAACGGACAAGAACCTGCTGGAAACGAAATCCGTGTATTGGGTGTGGACGTTGCTGGAATGGGACGAGATAGCAGCGTATTTAGCGAACGTAAAGGTTCGTGGGTTGCTCCCTTTGATTCTTATAACTCCGGCGGAAAAGCAAACCACATGGAGATTGCTGGGAAAATTGTAGCCAGACGTCGCAAACAGATTGAAATGTATGTCAGTATCGACACAATCGGAGAGGGTGCTGGGACATATAGCCGGCTCCTCGAACTTGACAAGGAGGAGTACATAATCAGTTGTAAATACAGCGAAGCTGCTAAATCCCCCAACGGGAAACCTCTTACCGATATAACTGGGCAATATCAATTCTTGAATATGCGGGCATACCTGTTCTGGGCGGTTAGAGATTGGCTGAATCCGGCAAACAACACGGGGGCGATGTTACCTCCAGACGCACAGTTTGATGAGGAGGCAACAGAAATACGGTGGGGCTTCCGGTCTGACGGCAGGATATACATCGAACCCAAAGAGGATATAAAAGAACGCCTCGGCCGCAGTCCGGACAAATTCGATTCTCTCGCCAATACATTCTACCCAATCAATGCACGCAGGAAAATAGACATTGCGAGGTTGTCGAAAATAGTACGAAGATAATTTTCTAAAAACGATAATAGTATGACAATAGAGGAAATTCTGAATTCAGGCAGGAATGCGGCACAAATTATTACCGCCCTGAAAGAAAAAACAATCTCTGTCCCCCTTTGGCGGGGACGTTACGGTTTGGTACAGGAGTATGACCCGACCAAGCACCCCGTAATGAACAAGGCGAAATACCCAGACATCGTAACCGATTCTGGGATTGAACACGTTACTCGAATAATTGTCGATTTGCAGCGACTTGCAGTAAAACGTATGACGGAACTCGTCTGTGGGATTCCTATTAAACGTGTGTATAAACCTCAAAATGAAAAGCAAAAAGAAATCGTATCTTTCATAGAGGCGATTTATAAACGGAACCGGATTGATAGTGTCAATATCGAACGGTTAAATATGTTATTTGCAAGTTGCGAAGTGCTGACGCTTTGGTATGCTGTTGAGCAGCCCAACACCCTGTACAACGGTGTAAAGTCGAATCTCAAAATCCGATGCCGCAACTTCTCCCCTATGCTCGGAGATGACTTGTACCCTCTGTTTGATGAATACGGGGATATGATAGCCATGTCAATAGGATACTCCCGTAAGAACGGGAAAAAGCTCGTACAATATTTTGACACCTACACGGCAACGAAGCATGTCAAATGGAGCACCGAAAACGGAGAATGGCAAGAAATCGAAAATGAGGATATTACGGTTATCGGTAAAATCCCCGGAATATACTGCTGGAGGCCAACGCCAATATATGAGGGCACGTCCAATATTGTTTATGAAATCGAATGGACGTTAAGCAGAAACGGGAACTATTTGCGTGAAAATTCACGTCCAATATTCGCTCTATTCTCTGACGAGGTTGTATCGTATGGGGACGAGGCTGAAACAAACAAGGCTTGGCGAACTGTTATGCAATATCCCAAAGGAGCAGATGCAAAATACATCACTTGGGATCAAGCAACGGAAAGTCTGAAATTTCAAATAGACACACTCCGCAACCTGTTTTTTACTCAACTGCAACTCCCCGACTGGTCTTACGAAAAAATGTCGCAGCAGGCACTATCGGGCGAAAGCCGGAAACAGATGTTCATCGATGCGCAGTTGAAAGTTAAAGATGAAAGCGGGCGTATGTTAGAAATGTTCGACCGAGAAATGAATGTGATAAAGGCGTTCGCTAAAGTTATTCTCGGCGATTCTTACCACGCAGACATAGATGCATTGCCTGTCGAAAATGTGATAACCCCGTTTACAATCACGGACGACAAGGACACTATCACGAATCTCGTAACGGCAAACGGCGGCAAGCCGATAATGTCGCAGCGAGAGAGTATCGCAGAGTACGGTCATAGTTCCGATGTAGATAGAACTATGCGGGAAATCGCAGAAGAAGATGTAAATAACGCATTTGAAGCAACCCTATAAAACAACTGAATATGGCAAAAAAATCATCACGAAAACAGGCGGCAGACCAACCTCAATATACCTGTCGCAACTGTACTTTTAGCTACGATTGGCACGAAAAAGGGGCAGACGGAAAACCTTTTATGTGTAGGTGTGCATATCATACGGGAGGAAAGTACAGCAAATTCCTTTCCGACAAACAGTGCGAACATTTTGAGAAACGAAAGGAAAATGAAGCTGAACAAGTGGGATAAGGAACACCAAAGCAATATGGCGGCTTACGAGCGGGAGATTGACAAGATATTTCAAACTGCCGCCCGTGAAGCTGCCGTGCTTGCCGCCGCTGCGGGCGATTTCAAGGCCGACAAGCCGTTTTCTTTCGACGATTATCCAGCAACACGCAAAAAGATTGAAAAGCTGTTGTCGGGGCTAAAATCAAGCATTTACGCCGTTGTAGTAAATGGGATAAACACAGAATGGGGGTTAAGCAACGAGAAAAACGATGAATTGGTTTATTCCTCCATCGGCAAACAATGGACTGGGAAACGAGGGGGACAACATACAGTCCGGAACAGTAAAAGATATTTCAATAACAACGATGACGCACGGGAGGCGTTCATTGAAAGGAAAATATCTGGATTGAATTTGTCTGACCGTGTGTGGAAGTACACGGAACAGTTCAAAAGTGAGATAGAAATGGGTATCGAGTTCGGTCTGCGAGACGGATTGTCGGCCGATGAAATGAGCCGAGATCTTCGGCAGTACCTACGTTATCCAGACAAATTGTTCCGGCGTGTTAGGAACGAGTATGGAACCCTCGTTTTATCAAAAGCCGCCAGAGCTTTTCATCCGGGTGCTGGAGTTTATCGAAGTAGTTATAAAAACGCCAGACGGCTTGCTGCGACAGAAACAAATATAGCCTATCGCACGGCTGATTATGTAAGGTGGCAACAACTCGACTTTGTTGTAGGAATAGAAATCAGGTTGTCAAACAACCACACGCTCAACGGACAGCCGTTTGAGGACATTTGTGATTTTCTGAAAGGACGTTACCCGAAAGATTTTAAGTTTACAGGGTGGCACCCACATTGCAGATGCCACGCTATAACGATCCTAAAAACGCCCGAAGAAATGGAAGCCGACAATCTCCGAATGTTAGCCGGAGAGCCTGTCAGCGGGGACAGCGTAAACTCTGTAAAAGATGTTCCAGAAAAGTTCAAGAAATGGGTATCTGAAAATGATGATAGAATAAAGCGAAGTTCAAGCATACCGTATTTTCTTCGAGACAATCAACTTTATGTAACCAATATAACCACATCAAAAGCTGCGACACAGGCTGTCAGGGTTGCAGCATTAGCAGACATTAGAAATGAGTACAGAGTACGCCAACTTTCCGATGAAAGTAAATACACTGATGGGATAGCCGCAAAATTCGATTTTCTGGGATTCAAGCGTGGAATGATAGACATTACTCAACCGCACGGGATAAAACTCGAACAATTTGAATTGGCCATATACAACAGGGCGGGATTCAGGTTATCAATGAAAGGAACCGGATTTAATATTACTCGTACTTTCAGTGAACGAACGGGTGGCATAGAAGTTCATCACGACTATTTCTCATTGGCAAAAAATTATCAAGGGCAAGGAATATCAAAAGATGTATTCCGGCTGTTATACGAACAATATCGTCGTATGGGAGTTCGATACATATCTGTCGATGCCAATATTGATGTGGGAGGATATACTTGGGCTCGGTACGGATTTATGGCGACACGAAAATCGGAGGTTCTTTCCGCCATTGAAGATTGCCAAGATGCTGCAATTCGGGAAAAAGCGGAAGATTTCGTTAATAAATACTACAAGAAACACTCTCTTGACGATTCCGATCCGTTCCCGATGCGTTTGCTAACAGAACAGGACTGGGGCAAGAAAGTGCTTCTCGGTTCATTCTGGGAGGGGATAATAGACCTCCAAGATAATAAAATGCGAAAGGTTTTCGAGAACTATTTAGGTTTGTAGAGTAGAACTCGATTGATGTTCGTATCGTATTCCTTTTCCGTTAGCTCATATTGCGCAAGGGCTTCTTTTTTTGACAGCCCTCTGCGCATAGCTCCGTATGTAGCCATAACACGGAGGTCAAGGTTGGGAATTTCCTTGCCTATAAACTCTTCGTGCATTGATGTATTTAGTTCCTCTGCCATATCGTTGTTACAAATTTAGTTATTTTCATCAAATACGCCGAATTTTGGCGTTTCGTTCTTATTTCGGGCAAGTTATTGTCCTGCCAAAATATCGTTGTTGTCGGGCTTATTTAGCGGGTTTCTGCTTTTCCGTTTGAGGGATTCTTTACTGATCCTACATTTTGCCCCATTATAGGTAGCCCCTTTCGTTACGCCTATATTCCAGAGACGGGAAACCTTGCAGCCAATCTGTTCCGGCGTAAATTCATCATAAATCGCAGACAGAGACGTGTAGAAAAAATCCGTTCTGTCATCGTCTTTTATAGGAGGCTCATTAAACGCCACCCGATAAATATGCTCTTTATCCATAGTCAATCCTCATTTATTGTTATCATATTTCAAAAAGTTTTAGCTGGGTCGGTTGTCGGCCATATTTTTCCATTGTCCTTGCATAGCGGGGGCACTTGTCTTTGTACGGACAGTCTCCATTTTTAGCCCGCAGGAAAATTCCGTGTTGATGTTCCCAAGATTTATCCTCCTCGCCACACAGAAAAAGCATTAAATCCATACAGAACCACCCGTTATCCATTGACCGTTTTTCGCCTGTAATTTCAACAAGACCGTTCCCTATTGGTTTCATATCTTTTCCTCTTTTGTGGGTAATAATTCATAATATTTACATGGTTTCTTTCTCGCTGTTATCCGTCGTTTAAATGCTTTACAGAACATCCTAAAATCCGGACATGGTTCATAATGAATGCACTCGCTACAATGACGAATATTCTTTTTCATTTTATCCATTTTTTGATCTTGTTTATGTATGTAGCAGGCACATAATAATTGAACTCTCCTCGTTCAAGAGCATCTATTTCTTCCTGTACTGCTTGAATCTTTTTATCATGCTCCTGCCCAGCGATATTAAATAAATCATCATTTACAGGCGTATTATGGAGTTTTTTCAGTTTTGATTCTTTGGCTCGTAGCAAGGTTTTTCTCTTTGCATCTATATACTCCTGTCCTTGTTTCAACGTCTGCGCACAAATTGTTAGTTCCACTTTTAGACGGGGATTGCTTACCTTGACAATGGCGGATAGATAGTCAAAATACCACCTCCATTGTTCAATAATCCACATAGGCAGTTTATTTCGATAATAAATAACCTCCCCGTCGTTGCAACCTTTGTAAATGATTATCTTGACGCATATTTGATTATTCTCACCCCATTTGCCCATGATGTAACTGTTTTAGAAGTCTCTGTAATCCTCGGCCGTCTTGTATTGTCTTACCTGTCGCCCACCCGCTGTACGGGTAAAAGAAAACAGGTTGCCCCTTGTGGATAAACTTTATCATCTGGTTGTCCCGATGGATAATCTCGTATCCCAATTTCTCGATACGCCTAACCGCATAATCAATCCTTTTTGGTTCAAGGCGTTGTTGCCGTTCAATGTTCAATCGTGCCATTTTCTTTATCTTGTTTGCGATTAACGACTGTATTCCCTTTGATGTTGAAATCCCAATCTTGTATGTCATCATCAAGGGATTCAATATTCCCCAGCGACGAAGCAATATATTTTTCCGCTTTTGCCTCTGCATCTTGTCTCGTTTTTGCCCGAACGATAACCTGTCCGTCGAATACGAATTTCGCTCTGATTTTGTAGTCTTTTTTTGCCATAATTCCTCGTTTTTCCCTGTATTTCAGGGGCGGTTTAACAAGATTACGTTAGTAATCTATATCTTCTATTCTATTCTCTTATATTCTCTTCTTTTCTCTTATTGTTATCTGTTGGATATTAACATCGTATAACACCGTTATAACATTGTTATTTATCCGTTATTTGAACCAAACAATTTCTCGATGTCGCAGAACCCTCTTTTCCGTTTAATTGTTCGGGCAACATCATCGCCCCAAATGACGGATATTATTCGGATAGCATTCAAGTCCCCGTCCCAATCCAAACAGCACTCATGGTCGTTGTACTCATATACATACACTTCTTGCGGATTGCACTCGGATCGTATCTTTTCATTTATGGAATCGTAGAACTCAAACAGGCGTTTTGCCCCATCTTTTGTTCCATATCCGCCTGCACCTATTGATACGAGTTTCTCGCCCTCCCGTAGCGGACGGATTGATTTAAGCCCCCTCGCAAATTGCTCGTTTGAAAAAGCAAAAAAGCAATCGTATTTTGTTACATCGACTTTGCTTCGTTCATTGCAAAGCTCTCGGTAGCGTCCCAACGTATGGGCGTTTTTGTAATCAAGAACCCCATAATTGTTTGTGTCCTCTATAAACTCGAAGTCTTGTGCCATAAATGGTTGAATGTTATGCCCGCCACACTCCGTTTTCACGGGCGAATGGCGGGCGGTTAATATTTATGCTGTTACTCTTACACGATTCATCAGTTGTCCCGAAATCTCGTGTAATTCACGGCTTCTTTCTGGGGATAAAACACGAGCGTGCGCAGTTATAGCCTGTGTCAGCTTCCAAAGGGTAGCAGCCCCCTGTACTCCATCGTCCGGATCATTACGCATCAGGATTTTCTGCACCTCGCTGCTTTCTGTTTTGAGTAGGCTCCCGTTACTTGTCAAACGGCCAAGTTCGTGGTTCAAATCAACTTCCATTTCACTTGCTCCCTGAATCTCGTATGCTTTCTGCATCAGTGTTTCCCTGCTGAACAACCCCGATGTCAAGTCCCTAACGGCTGACACGGTTGTTTTTGTGTCAAGTTCGTAGGTCTGTTGCGATAGGCGAAGATTGTCCGGAAGTTTAGAGCCGAGATGAACCTGTTTCATAACGCTTTCCCGAACCATACCGTTAAGGCAAGCTCCGTTTAACAGGAAAGACCGCATATCAACAGCTCCGTCCCCATAATCGGAAGTGCTGAACCTTGCTCCGGCAAAAATTATCACGTCCCCATTTTTGGCGGTTGGGATAACAAGAGGTTGCGGGAGGATAGTTTCAGCCCATACCTTTGTGTCGCTCATATAAGCGTCGGCGATAACAGCCCCCTGTTGCGAGGCCTCCTGAACAAAGGCCGTAAGGATTTCAACGCTGTTCAAACGTCGATAGCTATCACTCAACACTCCACGAACCTGAGAACCGACCGTTCTTACAAGAACCCTGCTGCGTTGCGTCCAGCCGCTATGCTCATTCAGCATTGTAGCGGCGAGAGATACTTGCCATTCAGCTCCGGCGGCCAGAGTACGGAGGTATCTTTGCGGGATTCCCATTCTGTCGGCAAGCTGTCCGATGGCATTTGAGTGTAGAGAGAATTTACCGTCGGGCATATTCATCGTAAGGCCGCCTTCCCCGTTGAATGTTATCACGGGGCTGTGGTCATTCCGTTTCAACTCAACGCCGAGAGGAGCGATGTAGTCTTGCGCAACCTTTCCCTCGTTGATAAGTCGTTCCATTGTGGCTTGAACTCCGACTTTCTTCCCGTCGATCATTCGCTGAACTTTGTTCATTACCACTTCGTTTAACCCTTGCTGTAATTCGGTTGTCTGTAACATAATTGAAAAATTTTAGTTGGTTATTGAATTGATAAATCTGTCAGAAATTCCATAGCCTCTGCATACAGGGCGTCTGGGGTCAGGTTGTCCGAGCTTGGCTCGAACCCTGCGAGGTATGCTGCTTCGATTATTTGTGCCATAATTCTTGCCCTCCTGTTATTTACAATAGAAACTAAATTTGATGCCTCTGCGCAGTTTGCAAACGCAGCAGTCTCCCATACACTCGAAAGCTCTTTTCAAAAACTTGTTCAGCATTTCAGCCCCGATAAGTTCAATCGCTCCAGATACGCCAACGAGTTTGTTGATTTTGTGTCCCTCGTTATCTATCCCGTTTACCTTGATTCGGAAATTGCGGTTGATGTCTTTTGTGCTGTAATTCAGTTCTGCTGTCTTCATTGCCTCGAAGTGTTTATTTTATAATCATATTGCAAATATAAGTGAACTATTTTGGTAATAACAAATTTTTCACGAAAAAAATTAACTATTCGGATAATAATTGTTGTAGATAGCCCGAATAGGCTTTGAAGTGGTTAATCATCGTATAATGAAAATATTTTCGATTTTTCTGATTATTTTATAATCACTTTTCAGGAAAAGCACTAATTTTGTGGTATTAAACCATTCAGTTTACAAATATCGATATGAGAAGAGAACTTTTGGAAGCACTGAAAGCCAAGTTTACGGGGGTCAGTGAAGCTATTTTGGGCAGGATTGCGGATAAACTCGCCAAGACTGTAACAACGACTGAACAAGTGCAGGCAGCAGTAGATGCTTACACATGGCAGCAGTTAATTGAGGGCTACGGTGATAGCCGAGCCACAGAAGCACAGCAAACAGCCGTACACACCTACGAGGCAAAGTACGAGCTGAAAGACGGTGTCAAAATTGACGGGGGCGCAGGAGCAAATAACGGCGGAAGTCCCGCTGGAGAAGCTGGTGCAACCGAAGAGAAACCAACAGGGGTCGCTACGGTTCCCGCTTGGGCGCAGGCTCTTATCGACAGCAATAAAGCATTGACAGAGCGGCTGAACAAGATGGACGGAGAGCGTACAACTGCAACACGCAAACAGCAACTTTCGGAAGTGATTGGCAAACTCCCTGCGAATCTCCAGAAAGGGTACAGTCGCACGTCGGTTGATAAACTTTCGGACGAGGAATTTACAACGCTTATGGGGGAAATTTCTGCCGAAGTGGACGCTATTGTCAAGGACAACCAGCAAAAAGGGGCTGTTTTCGGACGCCCGTCCGTACAGGGCGGTTCAGGTAATCAGGGCGGCGACCTGACAAAAGAGCAGCAGGATGCAATCGCACATCGTGATTCAAAACCTGCCGACGGACAGCCGTTCTAATGTCTAACAATCAAAAATCAATCTACAATGGCAATGACAGTTCAGCGCAGGAAAGACAGTAAACTTCCGCGCGTTTTCATGCACAAGGTAGCAGACATCAGGGGAGGCGTTTCCGTAAAGACCTCAGAGCTTGGCGGAGACTTTCTTCACGAGGGATCAATTTTGAGCGCACCCGACGGCGGTATCTGCCACGTCGTAAAAATCGCTCGAATTGTGGCAAATGTGGAGGCCGCTGATGTAAACATCAAAGTTAAGAAAGGCCACAATTTCGCAAAAGGGAATTACGTCATGGCGGACGAGGGCGGAAAGGCATACGCCATCACAGCCATTGACACCGCATCGAGCAAAGAGTATGATACAATCACGATTGGAACTGCTCTCGGCGAAATTTCAACGGGCGAGTTCCTCATCGAAGCTGCGGCCGAATCTGCGACCACTACCTCAAAATTGAAGTACACCCCGCTGTCTGTTGTAGGAACGGGAAAACCGATCCAAACAGGACAGAACATCGATACCGATGCTTGGCTTATCGGGGTAACGAAAAACAATCCTCTCCCCGCTTGTGTGGCCAAGCACCTTGTGGGAATCATTAACTATTAAAATTCAGACGTTTTATGGCAACTATTGTAAATACCCTAATCGTAGGACTGACACAGCAGATGGTGCAGGCACGTCTGAACACCGCAGATGCTACACCGTTTCTGTTCGGAACCCATTTTCCTGTAAGAAAGGTAAACGGGTTCAACTGGAAGACGTTGCAGAACCAGCTCGAAAAGAAAAACGTAGCCGCTGATCTGCATTCTGACAACGGAACGATTATCCGGAAACGTCGTCCTGTATTCGAAAGCGCAAGAGGCGATATCCCGTTCATTTCTATCAGCCGAGAGCTTTCCAGATCGGAAATCAAGGAGTACCAGACCGCACTGGCCTTTGCACAGGACGAGGACGCAACGAAGCTCGTTCAGTATTGGGGCAACGACGTTGATTTCTGTTTCAACGGCGTTCAGTCCGAGCTGGAATTTATCGCTTGGAAGCTCGCTTCCTGTGCTGGTAAGCTGTCGTTCACGACAACCAACAATGCCACCTACGCCAACGAGTTCGATCTTGATTATGACGTGGACGAGGACAAGAAAGTGAAAACAGGTTCCGATTGGAGCAACAAGACGAGTGCCGACATCATCGGCGACCTTGTAAAGATTATCAAGGCCGCAAAGGATATGAACCTGAATCCGAAATTCGCTTTCGTGAACCTTGACGAGTTCTACAAAATCGCATCTTCGGATCAGATCATCAAGGCGTGCGCTTCGTTTGCATCAAACGCCCTCGGCATTTCGCAGACTCCTGACCTCGCATCGGTCAATACGATGCTCGCACGTCAGGCATGGCTCAACGGAATCCAGCTTCGTGTCATTGACCAGACAATCACTCGTGAATTTACCGACGGTACATCAACTTCGGGGAACCCGTTTGAGAACAGCCGCCTGATTCTTTCCGAAAGCGAGCGTTTGGGATCAACGCAGTATGACATTCTCCAAGAAGAAGAGCAGTTGATTCTGCGAGCAGAACGAGCTCATACGATCATCAAAAAGTACGGAACAATCGAACCCAAGAGCGAGGTTACAATCGGACAGGCCGATGCGATTCCTGTATTCGACACCGCATACAGGAACGTGTACGTCAAGACCGATGCCGAGGATTGGGAATAAACTGATAACCTATGGCAGCGACAGTTCTTGAAAGTCTAAAAGGCGTGAACGCTTACCCCGTTCCGAATCGTACTCTAACAGGTATTTTGGAACATCGGGGGTTGCTGCAAACTGACGAGGCGACAAAGGAGGTATTGCGTGGGGCGAAATATAATCTCGCCCTCGCAGACCTGCTTGTTTGGTTATCTCTCGCCCCTGATGTTTCTCAGGGCGGGCAGTCGTTCAGTTTTACAGACGAACAGCGTTTGCAATTCCGCAACCGAGCAAACAAACTGTATCAGCAGTATGGAGACACCTCGGAGGCGGCACAGAATAAACCAATTTACGGATACAAAGGGAGTCGGCTATGATAATCGCAAACGGAACAATCGAAGTAAAGCTCAAAACGGGCGGAGGGCTTGATCCTGTAACGAAATTCCCCAAAAAAGCCGAGGCAACTTGGGGAGAGCCTATTCCATGTCAGTACACCCCGAATAAGTACAACAAACTCGGGGTCGTGAACGGGGAACATTTTACAATAGCATCGTACACGATACTGATAGAAGAACAGGAATTCAACGCAGAACAAATCAGGCTCAAAACCCTAAACGGAGATTTGCTGGGAGAGTTCTCGATTATGCAAGTCGAACCATTGGAAGCCGTGTGCGAAATAAGGTTGCTCGTTTAAGCCGATTTTAGCCCGAATGCGGGAGTTTCTTTGACAACTCATAAAAACATACGAGGACGAAAAGAAAACGCAATGTCGGGCGATTCGGAGAAAAATAACTTGATATGCCGATACGACAAGTAACACCGACATCAGAAATCAGTGAATACATAGAACGTAAGCTGGAAATATGGAGGAGGATTTTACTCCGAAATTTTGCTTATGTCGGGGAACAAGTCATCAATACAGCCCGTTCGACCAAATCATATAAAGACCAAACGGGGAATCTTCGGAGTAGTCTTGGGTATGTGATTGTGGAGAATGGTCAAGTCGTTGATATATCGGGGTTCGAGGTTGTCAAGAACGGGCGAGAGGGAGCAAAAACTGGGGCGAATTACGCAAGAAAACTCGCCAAAAAATTCCCGAAAGGCATTGTCTTGATTGTGTGTGCAGGAATGAACTATGCCGCCTACGTTTCAGCAAAGGGATATGATGTGGAGGACAGCGCAGAGCTGCTTGCCGAAAGGTTAGTTCCTCAAATGTTAAAACAACTCGGATTAAAGTGATATGGCCAAAACAGCAAAACAGGTACAAACCGACATAATAAATCTGCTTGAAAGAAGCGAGCTTGTCTCCGAAATTTCTGGAGAGGTTTATCGCTCGGGTTATCGCCCTCGTGATAGTCGTCTGGAAGATGCAATCGTGATTTTCACAACGGGATTGCCAGATGAAATTGAAACAGGCGTGGTAACTATCAATGTTTTTGTGCCGGATATTGATCCTTTCAATAATGGGGTGCTTGTGGAAGACGGAGAACGAACGTCAGCTCTTGAAGCTCTTGCTCAAAGTTGGGTGGATAGCCTGTCGGCTGCGATGTCTAATTATGCGTTCGAGTTGCAACAGACGATCTATACGGAAGCCGAACCAGACATAAATCAACATTTTGTCGTCGTGAAGCTGAAATATCGATTATTCGAAAGAAATTAAGTATTAACGTAAAAATCTGATAGTTATGGCTATTTTGTCTTGGGGTAAACCCAAAATCCAGCACACTACATCAACGAACGGAGAACCCGCTTCCGCAGGTCCGTGGACTGACCTTGATACTCCAAAGAAAGACACGACCAAACTCACGCCGACGGCAGGGACAGAAACCCTTGCACAAGAAGAAGGAGGCGAACTTGTCGACGCCAGATACGAAAAGAACACGTATCAATTCGAGTTTGACATTTTTGTCAAGAAAGGAAAGGAACGTCCGTTTGAGGATACGGACGGGTTGGTTGAAGGAGAACACGCATTCCGTGTTATTCCGGAGGACGCAACCTGCGAAGGTATCCAGATTGATCGCTGTACGCTTCGTTGCGAGGAGAGCTATACCGCCGCTGACGGTAAACTCTTGCACTATGTAGCGAAGTGTCTGAAACCGAAAACGGGAAAAACGGTAAAGCCGTACACCGAGGGAGAGGAGTAATCCCATTTTTGTTGTGTCCGCTGACGGTCGGGGAAAACCGTTTGACGAGTGGAAAGACACCCTTTTCGGTTGGCAGGAATAAACCGACATTTTGCGGGATAGAGCAGTTAGTAGCTCGCCAACTTCATGGGTTGGAGGCCGCAGGTGCAAATCCTGCTCCCGCAACAAGTTTAATACGGCATCAGCCATAAATAAAACAGTTATGTCGGAAAATATAGAAAAAAAAGTCGCCAAAGAAATTCTCCAACAACCAGACGAGATTAAAGTCGGCGACAAAGTATATAAAGCCGCTCCTCCGAGTGCGGCTACGATAATTTTGGTATCAGAGGCCGTTTCTCGAATGCCAAAGATTAAACTCGATACGGAAAAAATTGTTGATGAGGCTTTGTCCGTAGGAAAGGATTGTCGTCCTGTGGGCGAAATCATCGCTATTATGATACTCGGAGCAAAAGGATTAACAGAAACCCGAAAGTCCATAAAAACGGTGGAAAAACGGCGATTTTGGGGGATTATTAAAGAGAGGGAACAGGTGGAGGTCGAGGAACATATTGACCACAAAGCTGCTCTCGCAAAATCCCTATTGGAAGACCTTACGCCGAGAGAACTACACAACTTGGCAGCTCGGTTGTTACAAAGGTCGCAAATTGCCGATTTTTTCGGGCTTACCACTTTCCTGATAGAGATAAACCTGCTGCGACAGACGAGGGAGGTGGAAACGACAGCATCTGGGCAGTAATCGCAGGAACTGTAAAGGCTTTCGGACTTCCCATTGATTATGTCTTGTATGATATGAGTTATGTTAATGTCATTATGTACGGAGCTGTCTTGCCGAGTTATCGGAGGAAAGATGGGAACAATGACAACGGTGGCAAAGAGCAAGATATAATCAAAGCCGACGACCCGAACAACAAGGATCGTGTACGAAAATTTTTAGACGGAATTGATTAAAATGAGCATCAATGAATACAGATAACGGAAGACTATATTTTTCAACAGGTATAGATAATTCAACCCTCCAAAGTGATGCTGCACAATCCCGTAGCATTTTACAAGGTATCGGTAGAACTGCCGTAGAGGAGGGAGAAAAAATAGATGCCTCAATAAACCGCATAGGAAAAACCATTTTGGGGGTCTTTTCGATACAACAGGCCGCACTATTTGCCAAGGAGTTAGTAAACGTCAGGGGCGAAATGGAAAGCCTCGAAATGTCGTTTGAGATACTCGCTGGGAAAGAATGGGGGAAAAGACTGTTTGCCGACATAAAAGATTATGCTGTCAAAACGCCTATGTTATTGGGCGACCTCGCAAAAGGTGCGCAAACATTACTTGCGTTCAATATAGCCGCAGAAGATGTCATGCCTATACTCCGAGCTATTGGAGATATTTCTATGGGAAATGCCGACAAGTTTAATTCCCTCGCATTGGCATTCTCGCAGATGAGTTCGACAGGCAAGTTAATGGGGCAAGACTTGTTGCAAATGATTAACGCTGGGTTCAACCCGTTATCAGTAATAAGCGAACAGACGGGCAAGTCGATTGGCGTTTTGAAAGAAGAAATGGCAGCCGGCTCTTTATCTGCCGAAATGATTACTCAGGCGTTTATGGACGCAACTGCCGAAGGAGGAAAATTCTACGGTATGCTTGACACGCAAAGTAAAGGCGTGAAAGGATCCATTTCAAACCTTGAGGGAGCATTAGAAGATATGCTCAATAATTGGGGCGAACGGGCACAAGGAGTTATAACTGGTTCAATACAGGCGGCAACTGACCTCGTGAACAATTATGAACGTGTCGGTGAGGTTATCGCAGAACTTGTGGCGACGTATGGCGTTTATAAGGCAGCACTCATAACCATTAACACGCTCAAAGCGGTTTCGGCATCTTTGACAGCGGGCTGGACGGTTGCAGAACTCGCCCATTATAATGCCCTGTTGCTCGTTGAGAAAGCCCAAAAGCTCCTCAATGCTACAATTATGAAAAATCCGTATGTTCTGGCCGCCGCTGCTGTCGCTGCCCTTGCATACGGGATATATAAACTCGTAACATATCAAACCGACGCAGAAAAAGCGCAGGCAAAACTGAACGAGACGACAAAACAATTCAACAAGGACGTAGCCGCAGAGCAGGTGCAAATCGACCACCTGTTTGCCCGTTTGAAAGCAGCCAAAGAGGGTTCGGAGGAATATAAAACCGTAAAACAGGCCATAATAAATCAGTATGGGAGCTATTTGGAGGGATTGAGTTCGGAAATAAAATCGCTGCAAGATGTAGAGGGGGCGTACAAGGCCGTAACAAAAGCGGCGCAGGACGCAGCAAAGGCTCGTGCTTTGGAAACGGCGTCAAAAGATGCTGCGGACACGTATGCTGAAAAAGAGGCAGAGGCAAAAGACGATCTCTACAAAGCGTTACAAAAAAAATTCGGAAACAAGAAAGGCGATGACGGAATGTTATTGGCCGAAACGTATTATTGGCAACTGCTCGGAACCCTTGACGGAAAGACAAAAATAAATGATGATTTTCTAAAGCAATTTGATAAAACCCACATAGTCCCCGGAGACCCAATGACGGGTATTGGTTCGTACACTTACACGACCAATGTCATAACAGAAGCATTTGATGAAATACGAAAAGCCAGAGCCATATATGATTCCACAATGGCCGAGGCGCAACGTCGTTTTGGAACAGCTCCACAATCTGGAACCACAAATGACGCTGGGGGCGGTGAGCCCACAGAGGTAGTTAAGAACAAGAAATATTGGGAGGACTACAAAAAGGAGCAGCAGGGGTTATTGGACGCCATGACATCTGCCCAGTTGCAAACCGAGGAAGCACAAAAGATACGGAAGAATATTGCGGACGCACAGGCGCAAATTGATGCATACAGCGTTTCAAAAAATTCAACGGCAGAGACGAGAGCTCAAAAGCAGGAAAATCAGATAGCAGTTCAGACGGCCGAACGCAAACAAAAGATACAGGAATATGCCGAGGATGTTTCAAGGGAAGCTCGACAGGCTGAACTCGATATTGAGCAAGCCCGTATCAATGGAATGAATGAGGGGTTGGAAAAAGAACTTGCCCAGAACGAACTGAATTATGAGCGGCTCATAGAGGCAAATAGGCAACGTCAGGAAGAAATGGTAGAGAGGCTTCGTGACGTAAAAGAACTCGAATGGCAGAATGCCAATCCAAATGCAAAAGAAAACGGACTGACTTTCGACCGTTCGACGGTAACGGCGGCAGATTTGTCTCCCGAACAGCAAAATATTATCAAGGAATATGCACGAATCGCAGAGGAAATACGACAGAAAGCGAACAGGGATAGCCTCGATAAGATGTTGGGCGAAATATTGACCTATGAGCAGTCTCGTTTGAAAATAACAGAAGAATACACCCGTAAAAGGGACGCCCTGTATCAGAAAGACGAGGACGGGAATTTTGTCGTTGATGAAAACGGGAATAAACAGCTTCGTCAAGGCATAACACAGGGTAATTTGGACGAACTGAACACACAAGAGCAAGAGGCTCTTAATGCCATTGATGAACAGTTTGCACAGCGGGAGGCAGTATTTCAGGCGTGGTGCGAGAAAATTGCTGGGTATTCATTGGAGCAATTACAAGTTGTTTTACAACAGGCCGAAGATGAGCTGGCAAAACTCGAACAATCCGGTAATGCAGACAGTAAAGACCTTGCTGTTGCTCGGGCAAAAGTATCAACGGCCAGAACCAAAGTAGAAAAGGCAAATGCCGAAAACAGTATATCTCCCAATAAGAGGAGTGTCAAAGAATGGGAAGATTTATACAAAGTCCTGAATGAGTGTAACAAGTCTTTTGAAGAAATAGGCGATACAGTCGGAGGCGTTGCGGGCGAAATAATTTCGTCTGCTGGAGGAATAATGACTTCCACCCTTTCGATGATTAACGGTATTGTGCAGCTCGTTCAGATGTCCGCAACGGGAATGCAGGGTACAGCAACGGCTGCGGCAGTTGCTATCTCAACAGTCGAGAAAGCGTCTGTCATACTGACCGTAATATCCGCTGCACTTCAAATAGCCATGCAGATCGTAAATCTGTTTAATTCAGATGACAAAAAGCAAGAGGAAATCGAAGCGTTACAAAGCCGTATCGATCAACTTCAATGGGAGTTGAATAATGCAGAGGCTGTCCGCTTGCAGGATAACTCCTTTGAGGCTATGTCTCTGTTGAAACAGACAGTCGCAGAGGTACGTGTTGAAATGATAAAATTGAAGTTATCGACAGGAGATACGACAGGGGCGTTTAGGACGATGTTCTCTTCTATCATGAACAACAACGAGCTGCTCAGAGAATCAGCAGAACGAGTGGCAAAGGCTTATGCGAATATTTCGTACACGGCCGATAAAGCTCTCGGGGCTACAAAATACGATGATGCCAAAAATCAACTCCGCAATATAGCTCAGCAGCAGTTGCTGATACAGGAGCAGATAAACAAGGAGAACGACAAGAAGAAAACCGATCATGGCCAGATTGAAGAATGGGAACGCCAAATTCAGGAACTTGGCGAACAGGCTGTAACGATTATCAACGAGCTTGTCGAAGATATTATAGGCGGGACGAGTTCGGAAATTGCGAACGAACTTGCAGATGCGTTTTTTGAGGCATTTGAAGCCGGAGAAGATGCGGCGGAGGCTTGGGGCGACAAAGTAAACGAGATTGTCGCAGACGTGATAAAAAGGATGTTAGTAAGCAAGTTTCTTGAAGAACCTCTGGGAGCTATTTTCGACAAATATAAATCAAAGTGGTTCAAAGACGGCCAATTTGCAGGGCTCGACGCTGTTATCAATTCCATGTCGGGATTCGCATCAGACCTTAATGCTGTCGGAGAAGATTTTGCCGCTATATGGGATAGTTTGCCGGACAGTGTAAAGAATATGTTTACTGTTACGTCAGATGCAACCAGAGAGGCTTCCGAAAAAGGGATTGCGAGCGCATCGCAAGAAAGTGTTGATGAATTGAACGGGCGTGCAACAGCTATTCAGGGGCACACCTACTCTATCAATGAGAACACGAAATTACTCGTTATCCGTGCGGCTGAAATACTTGAAAGCGTGCTGCATATTGAGCAATATACTGAAACTATATCGGAACGTATGAAAACGGTGGAAGAAAACATCAAAGATGTTCGTACCACCTTAAATGACATTGACATAAAAGGCGTAAGAATGAGAGTATGAAAACGATAATCAAACAAATATATGCGCAAGCTCAAATGTTGGGCAGCTGCGATAAGTTCAAAGGGACGGAGGATTTGCAGGGAATTATAAACCTGTTTACCTCCGTTCAGGGGATAGAGTTCTGTATGAAACATCATTTCCCGAATATAGCGACTTTGAGGCTTTTCAAACCTCACCACGTCGAAAAATACGGGATTTACATTGACGCCGGAGCAATAACCCTCACGAATCCAAAGCAAGTAATTCTCATAGGCCGTACTACGGCTACGATAAACTGTTCTACACTTGAACGCCACGAAATTGTTTTGCTACACGGAGCACGGGCGTGCGTCAATGCTTCAAAATGGGCGGTTGCGTTCATTAAGGCAGAACAGGGGTGTTCATACATAAAGAATACGTCTGAAAATGCTTTGATATTATGATGACCGGACAGCTATATATAGACGGGAAGGACGTGTTCCAAGAGTTCGGATTTGGCATTCTAAAAGGAGGGCACAACGAACTGTTGGCATACCCTCCCTTGAAAACTGTCAAATATAACGATTGGCAAGAGTTTGACGGCATTGAAGCTGACCTTTCCAACCCTGTATTAGATACTCGCAGCGTCTCAATAAAATTCGGAGATTGGCGAAATATCCGAGGTCTGGGGGATTTTGTTGGCTTGTTGTCTGACGGAGCCTATCATACGTTTTATTTTGGCCTATTAAAACGGAAATACAGGCTTCGCCTTGTATCTCACCCAAACATGGATTGGGCGCAAAAATTGGGGGTTATTACGCTAAAATTTGCAGATGATTTTCCTTTGAGTGATTACACATATAAAGCTCCGCAAAGCGGAATATCAGCATACGGAGATTTTGCCATTGATGACAAGCTACTGACAGATTATGGTGTCCGTGTCCTAAAAGGAACGATGGCATCTATCGACAAATCTCCGGACGTAAAACAAAACCTCTTGCGTAATATAAACTCAATCAGCGGAGCAGAATATGATTCAAAGAGGGTAACATTCAAGTCAAAGGAAGTACAGATAAACTGCCTTATGAGGGCAGAAAGTATGGAGGAGTTTTGGCGTAATTATGACGCCCTGCTGTACGATCTTACACGCCCTGATGAACGACGACTTTTTGTAGATGCGAGAGGCAAAGAATATCCATGCTATTATAAGAGTTGCAAAACGAATGAGTTTTTTCCTACGGGGAAAATATGGTGGGAATTTACTTTGACGCTTGTATTTACGAACTACCGGTTGAGAGGGAAAATCCCGACATTAAGACTTGTCAGCGATGGAACATTCAGACTTACCTCTGACGGAAATTTACGATTAACATAAATTTTTAGATTATGGCTTTTACATCAGAACAAGAAGCAAAACTGCTTCAAATCATCGAGGCTTTCGACAACGGAAAGCGTCTTAATCAACTGCCGGAAATAGGCAGCGTAAATCCTCTTGACCTTATCGTCGAGGTGCTTGATACGGACGGAGAATCAAAACAGGCGAAACTCGCCGGATTGCTCCCCTATCTTGAAAATCAGTGTGCATACGGCATCGAGTGGAACACGACTGTTTCCTCTCCAACGTGTACCCGTATCGGAAATACCGATTTGCATAAGAGTTTACCCATTCAGAATCGTATGAGGGGCTGCCTGCTCGATGATGACGGGAACGTGGTGGAATATCTCAATCCCACAAATTGGAAAGCCCACACACTCGACGGTTCCAGAGGTCAGGTTATGGTCGAAATTCCACAACACTACCGAAAATTCGAGACTGACGGAAATATCAGACGTTGCAAGATTTCAGAATATCCACTACCCGGATACCATAACGTCCCGAAAATGTATATCTCTGCTTATGAAGCGACAGTTCAGCGGAGCACGTCGAAACTCTGTTCTGTTGTAAATACGACAGAAGATTATCGGGGCGGGAACAACAACTCGGCTTGGGACGGGACATATCGCTCGCTCCTCGGACTTCCTGCAACAGCTATCAGCAGAACAAATTTCAGGAATTATGCCCGAAAAAGGAAAAGCGGATCAACCGAATGGAACTGTTGCGACTACAACGTATATAAGGCCGTATTTTGGCTTTATTATGTCGAGTATGCCAATCGTAACTGCCAAAGCGCATTCAACGCAGAAAAGGACGCAAACGGGTTTGCACAAGGCGGTCTCGGAGCAGGTGTGACGAATGTAAACAGCACAAAATGGAGTGCGTACAACAGTTATTATCCATTTATCCCGTGCGGATATACTGATGAGCTCGGAAACGGAACAGGCGAAGTGGAATTTACGATGCCACAGGAATACGACACGGAAACACTCGTCGTAAAAGTCCCCCGCTATCGTGGAATTGAAAATCCATTTGGACATCTCTGGAAATGGACGGACGGAATCAATATCCAGATTGCATCTGCTGACGATGGAGGAACATCGAAAGTTTGGGTTTCCAGCGACCCCTCAAAATACAACGACAGCAATTACGACGGGTACGAGATTCAGGGAGAGGAAGCCAGAACCGAGGGATATACCAAAACTTTGGTCTTTGGCGAAAATGGGGATATTATTCCCGCCGCCGTAGGAGGTGGTTCTACTACATACTGGGCGGATTATCATTACACAAATATCCCTGCTTCCGGTGTGGTGTTGCGTGGTGTCCTGTTCGGCGGTTCTGCGTATAGCGGGTCGAATGCGGGCTTCGCCTGTGCGTACTCGAGTTACGTCCCCTCGTCTACGAGTGCGCCCTTCGGCTCTCGCCTTTGCTTTTTACCCGAATAGCCCGACCCCCGATACCCGATTAACAGATAAACAGCTATCACAATGGAAGAAATAAAAGATGACGGAACTTTGAGTTTCCTGAAAATCCCAAGAGACGTAAACAGCCGGAGTTTCAACTGCGATGAGACAACGCAGTCAAAGCTCGTGAACACGACATTTTGGGTGGTTGATTTTATCGAAGATGTCCCGACAAGGTTCAGTAAAGCCAAAGGAGTAAAAGGTCAGACGCTTGTCAAGATTAAACCGGAAATCGACAGCCCAGAATCGGCCGCAAAAAAGTTCTTCACGGGGTCGGCTGACATTCTTTATGTGTTGCAGAAGATACGTGAAATGAACAAATTTCCGAGAAAGGTTACGTTGCGAGGAAATGGAAACAGGTTCTATTTTGAATGAAAAATAACGGGTTGGTCGCTCTTGTGGTGTCCTGTTCAGCGGTAATGCGAATAACGGGTCGAATGCAGGCTTCGCCTATGCGAACTCGAATAACGTCCCCTCGAATACGAATGCGAACATCGGCTCTCACCTCTGATTTTCGACGGGTTATAAAAGCCCGACAACAATATAAAAGAGCGACGGCCTTACCTCTCGGTAAAAAAAATACAAATTCAGAACGGTGCTGGTAAGAACGCCTGTTGTATGGGCTACTGAAAGCTCCAAATAAGAAAAGCAAAGACAATGAAACGTATAGGGAATTTATACGAAAAGATAATATCTGTGGAGAACCTGCGTCGGGCTGATGAGAAAGCTCGACGTGGGAAACTCCGCACATACGGAGTTCGTGTTCATGATAAAAATCGTGAAGCGAATATCATTGCTTTGCATAAAGCGTTGCGCACGAAAACTTATAAGACGTCAGAATATGACGTATTTACAATTTATGAGCCCAAAGAACGGCTTATTTTTAGACTTCCGTATTATCCTGACCGGATCGTACATCATGCTATAATGAATGTCCTCGAACCGATATGGACGAGGGTGTTTACACACAATACGTTCTCCTGCATAAAGAAACGGGGAATTGAGGGGTGTGCCAGACATGTGGATAAGATAATTCGGAAATATGCGGGGAAGCCATTGTATTGTCTTAAAATTGACATAAAGAAGTTTTATCCCTCGATAGATCACAGCACGCTGAAAAGGATTGTGCGAAAGAAAATCAAGGATAAAGACCTATTGTGGTTGTTAGACGAAATTATCGACAGCGCAGAAGGTTTACCTATTGGAAACTACTTGTCTCAATTTTTGGCCAATCTTGTCCTCGCATACTTTATGCACAACGTAAACGAGGTTTTGAAACTTGATTGTGCTGAATATGCAGATGACATTACGTTTTTCAGCGACAGTAAAGAGACTTTGCATAAAGCATTCCACGAGTTTATAAAACCATATATAGAACGAGAATTAAACCTATCTGTCAAGGAGAATTGGCAGGTTTCCCCTATCGCTCGCAATCGTTATGACAAAAGCGGGCGTGCGCTTGATTTCGTTGGATACAAGTTCTATCGGGAACAAAAACTCATACGGAAAAGTATCAAGCAGAATTTTTGCCGCCACGTTGCAAAGTTGAATAAACGAACGTCCCCTCCTGCTGTAAAGGAGTACAAGCAAAGTATCTGTTCTTGGCTTGGTTGGGCAAAGCACAGTAACAGTAAACATTTGTTAAAAACCGTAATTAAAAAAGAGTATTATGCAAGCATTTTATGACCATAAGCCCTCGAAATATGAGGCCGTAGGTAACGGTAGTTATATCTATCGTTGGGACATCAAGGAAGTTATCCCAGAGGTAACGGAAGAAAACATCAATGAAGAACACGTTTCTCAATGGGAATGTCAGGAAGTAACCGTATGGCCGCCTGTATCTTCAAATAAGATTACCGAAGCTGTCATCAGTGAACTCTGGTCGAACAACGACGAACAAAAACTCGTCAATGAGTACAACTCTGCACAGTTGGGAGTGTTTGATGATGCAACGGCAGAAGCAAAGATAGCCGCCTACAAAAAATTCCTTATGACACGAGCTGCGGTGAAGGAACAGGTGGATTCAGATTGTGAAGAACTTGGTATTAAATAACAGACCAAAGCGTATATCCTCCCTGTCGTTATTCTGCGGCGGGGAGGAGTAATACCACAGTATTTACATAAAGACAAAGGAGGCAAAAATGATAATATACGACAACGAGGGGCGCAAGGTTCTTGATATTACGGTGGACGACAGCAGCTATCGTAACAGGGTTATAATGGGTGATAACAATGTTACGTTGCATTATTCGTTGCCTGAACATATCGAGTTGCCTATTGGGGCGTACTGCGTTTTTGAAAATGCCCGATATACACTCATGCGCCCCGAGAGCTTCAAAATGAAGCATGGACGAAATTTCGAGTACACCGTAATACTTGAGGCTCCGGAGGCAAAGGCCAAGATGTGGAAATTCCGGAATCCCGTTGATGCAAGGTTGAAATTTTCTCTGACGGCAAAGCCGAAAGAACATCTACAAATGTTTGTCGATAATATGAACCGACGGGATACGGGGTGGACTATCGGAGAATGCATCGACGGCGTGGAAATTACAATAAATTACGACCACGTTTTCTGCTATGATGCGTTATCGCAGATGGCCTCGGAAACCAAAACAGAGTTCGAGTTTAACGGGAAATCTGTATCTCTCCGAAAGGTTGTTTATAACAAAAATAATCCGTTACCACTATCTTACGGACGTGGAAACGGATTTAAGCCTAACGGGGGGCGAAGCAATTACGGGGACAATGTTCCAGTAGAGATTCTGTTTGTTCAAGGAGGAACAGACAATATCGACAGGAGTAAATACGGGAATCGAGAACTTCTTTTGCCGAAGCTCCAGACGCTCCAATATGACGGAGAATTTTTCGAAGATGAGGACGGATTTAATCCGGACAATGCCCGAATGTATATAACTGACGATTTGGGCTTATCAATTAGGAGGGCAGATAAAGAATTGTCAAGTCTTGCAGAAGATAGCATTGATTGTTCGTCCATTTACCCGAAACGCATCGGGACGGTGTCAAGCGTAATTGTAGAAGATGCAGAAAATAATTTCTATGACATTGTAGATAATTCAATTCCTGCTGCTTTGAATTATGAGGATTACCTCATTGCAGACGAAACAATGACTATCATATTCCAAAGCGGTATGCTTGCCGGAAATGGTAAGGAGTTCGAGGTAAAATACATTCACGAAATAAAAGACGGTAAACCTGCTCGTCGATTTGAAATTACGCCGCAGACGATTGACGGCGAGGTTATGCCAAATGAGATTTTCTGTCCGAAAGATGGAGACACATACGTCGTATATAACTGTATGCTTCCGGACGCTTATATCTGCGACAACGAAACAAAAACAGGAGCTTCGTGGGATATGTTTCGAGAGGCCGTTAGATATATGTTTGACAATGAGGATGTCAAATTTTCTTTCACGGGCGAACTTGACGGAATTTGGGCGAAAAAGGATTGGACGAATATAGGAGGTCGAATTAAGTTGGGGGGCTACATAAAGTTCTCCGACGAACACTTCCAGAAAGAAGGTGTCCTCGTAAGAATTACGGGCATTAAAGACTATATAAATTCGCCGCACAGTCCGGAATTAACCCTATCAAATTCTACGGTTTCGAGTGGATTTTCAACGACGCTCAACGAGCTGAAAAGCGAGGAGGTGCTTGTTGAAGATTATCATCGTTCAGCTATCCAATACACGAAGCGTCGTTTCCGTGATGCAAAGGAGACGATTTCAATGTTGGAGGAGGCGTTATTAGATAATTTCACGAACTCTATCAATCCGATAGCCGTACAAACTATGTCAATGCTTGTAGGTGATGAAAGCCTGCAATTCAGATTCGTGAAGAGTTTGTCGGATTTAACGCAAATCGGAGACACCGTAAAATGGAACAATGACGACCGACAACTTACTATTGACGCAAGCGTCATTCAACATTTGACATTGGGCATAAAAGACATTTCGTCAAATCATAATGGCGAATATAAGGTGTGGTCTTTGCCTGCCTATACATCGGCAATTTTGCTTGACGGAACAAAGAAATACTACCTATACGCAAAATGTTCTGTTGATGGGAATACGGGCGAATTTACGTTATCTGAAACCGCTATACCAATGAAAACAGGTTCAGATTACTATTTGCTTGTAGGTGTCCTGAATAGCGAATATGACGGGGAACGATCTTTTGCCTCGTTGTATGGATTCTCGGAGGTGTTGCCCGGAAGGATAACGACAGACCGTATAGTTTCGGGAACGGGGACGTCTTATTTCGATATGCTTAACAACGCCATGAAACTTGGCGATGTCCTTGATTTTAATTCAAAGGGCGACGGGAAATTGAGGCTGAAAGGAACAATCGTGCAAAGCGAAAGCGGCGATGAAAGTCTTGTAGGGGTATATCGGGGCGTTTACAATAGCTCCTATACATATTACAACGGGGACGAGGTTTCTTACTCTTTGAACGGAGTTACTTCCACATATCGGTATATTGGGAGCACGCCGTCGAAAAACATTCCTCCGACAAACTCTGCATATTGGCAAGTTCAGGCCGCAGGCGTCAAAGGCGATCAGGGCGAACAGGGAATCGCCGGAGAGGACGGCGCAGACGGAAGAACATCGTATTTCCACGTTAAGTATGCCGATGACGCCACAGGAAAGAATATGAATGAAACGGGAGGCGACTACATCGGAACTTACGTTGATTTTTTGCCTGACGACAGTAATGATCCGAGCAAATACACTTGGGTAAAAACCAAAGGAGCACAAGGAGACAAGGGAGATCAAGGTATAGCCGGAATCAACGGAGAGGACGGACAGACCTCGTATCTACATATAGCATACGCCAACAGCGAGGACGGGACAACAGGGTTTAGCGTATCGGATAGTACGGGGAAACTGTATATCGGCCAATATGTGGACTTTGTAAAAACCGATAGCACCGACCCCAAGAAATACAAATGGTCTAAAATCAAGGGCGACAAAGGCGATCAGGGCGAACAGGGAATCGCCGGAGAGGACGGCGCAGACGGAAGAACATCGTATTTCCACATAAAATATTCCGAAGTTGAGAATCCGACCGCAGAACAGATGACGGAAACGCCATCTACCTACATTGGGACTTATGTGGATTTTACAGAGGCAGATAGTAATGACCCCAAAAAGTATAATTGGTCGAGATTTCAAGGCTATAAAGGAGATACAGGCATAGCAGGGGTAAATGGCGAAGACGGTAAAACTTCCTACCTGCATATCAAGTACAGCAACGACGGAGGCCAAACATTTTCTTCAAAAATTGGTATGCGCAAAGTCGGGGTAAAGTCCTTGCGCTTTATGGGGAACGGAGCTTTTCGTTTTACTGATGATGATTTGGGAGAGGTCGAGGGGGATTATATTGGCACATACGTTGATTATGAACCGCAAGATAGCACAGACGTGTTCAAGTATAAATGGGTCAAGATTAAGGGGAATCAAGGCGATACAGGCGATTATTACGAATACCGCTATGCCAAGAATGGTTCTACATCAACCCCGCCAACTATAAATAAGACGGCCGTTGCCCCCGATGGTTGGAGTACGGTAGTTCCAGATGTCGGAGACCTTGAATATTTGTGGGTAACAATGGCAAAGATTTCCGGCAACGGAGAAAAATTGCTACAAGAATGGAGTACATCTGTTCGTTTTACGCCCGTCGACGGGAAAGACGGAGAACAGGGATATAGCCCTGCTCTTGTATTCAGGGGCGTGTATAACGCATCAAATACATATTACGGAAACAAATACCGTGTAGATGCTGTCAAATATGGTAGTGCTTATTATGTCGCTCGTGTCGATGCAGGAACATTCAGCGGAATTGTGCCAACGAATGTTTCAAAATGGAACTCATTTGGAGCGTCTTTTGAAAGCGTGGCAACGAATCTCTTATTGGCAGAAAATGCGAATATTGCCGGCTGGATATTCAAGAACAACCGCCTTGAATCACAAAACGGGAGTGCATATCTTGACGGTGTGAACGGAAAGATGAGATTGCAGGGAACAATTCAATTATCCACCGGATTTGACGGTAAATTTTACGATGAAGTGAACATATATTATTTACCTGCAATTACATCTTCAAAAAACATATATCTCGGTGTAGGAAAAGATGATATAGGGAAAGTATGTAGATTCTTTAATTCAAGCCCTTATTCCGGTGCTAATTATTTGATAGACTGTTATTCGTTTACAGATGATGGTTCTGGTTTGATAGTAACAGCAACAGAATATCAAGCTATGGTTAGACCTCAAGAAACTGTAGAAATGACATGCCTCGAAATAACAGGGAGTACGGATACAGCCAAAAAAGGGCGATGGGAAGTAACAAGTAGATTCGGACAAGACAATTTTGTTACGTACGGAGCCAAAGGGCGATTCCCAAGAGCTCTTGCGCTGGGATATGTGTATGGAAGCACAAGTCCATATTTGTCTGGTATGTTCTATGATGGCCGGAGCCTATCTTCTGTATTTTCAGTGGTTAGAAATGATGTAGGGAAATATACATTAACCATGAAATCGGGATATTTACCGTCTGGATATTTTGTAATGGCAACAGGCATTGGAGACACCCAGATGAAAGCGACTGTACAAATTGTATCTACAACTCAGTTTATAATCCACATATCTGATGATGCGTCACGTAATGAAGGGTCGGCAAATTTCATGATATTAGACCCCAATTGGTGGTATAATATGCAGTAATTTTTGCCTATACATGATTATAATATAATCACTTTTAATACCTTTGTAGAAAAATTTATCGAATATGAATGGAGTAAACGAAACGCTGGAAGTGGCAAAAGGTATCTCGGAGTACGGGATAATGATAATTATTTGTGCGGTTTTCCTTGTACTCGCATCTGGGCTGATGATCGCATGTTTCAAGTGGTTTAAGTCCGTTATCGAAAATATTATGAATGACTATTCGGAACGGTTGAGCGACCTGCAAGAAACGGCGAACAAAAGCACGGAAGCAATGGTCGATATAGCCGAGGGGCTTATCCCAGAAACACAACTCCGCATAAAAAACATTTCGAGTTTCGCTTTTGATCTTGCAGTTGAAAAAGCGTGCCGCCTTATAAAAAAGATTCGTGAGGAAAACCATATTGTAAACAAAGAAGCTACCAAGACCAAAATTAGGACATTACTGCATAACATATACGAAGACCGAAACAGCAAATTCGATAGCTTCCGATACAGGGGAAAACCATTGTCGAAATATTGCAATGCAGAATGGGTTGAATGGGTTGCAAAAGTTATCGAGGACGAGCTATACAATGAAGCTGGTCCCAATAATGGTCGTGCATACACAAACGTAAAGGCGGTTTACGAAAACATCAAATTGGATTTTTACCACAGGTTAAACAAGTAAAGCTATGAAAGAGAAAATTTTGAATTGGGTCGGGACAGACGGCCTGCTGCACATCATTTGCAGCGTTATCATCGTTAGCGTCTTAAACGTACTGCTTCCTTTGTGGGTTGCTGTCTTGATTGCAGCAATTGCAGGAGTTGGCAAGGAGTTCGTATGGGACAAACTGCTCAAAAAAGGGACTTTCGAGAAAAAAGACCTTTTGTGTGATCTTATCGGAATTATTATCGGTTGTCTGTAAAAAAGGAGGAGAGCCATGATAGTTCTGATTGACAATGGGCACGGACAGGAGACCAAAGGAAAACGGTCTCCTGACGGCCGATTATTGGAATATGCCTACACACGGGAGATCGCAAAGCGACTCGAACAGGCTTTACAGGAAAGGGGAATTCAGTGTGTTAGAATTACCCCAGAAGATTCTGATATATCGTTAGGAGAGCGATGTCGGCGAGCGAACAAATATGGGGCGGACAATGCTATACTCGTTTCTATCCATTGTAACGCAGCCGGAAACGGAAGTTGGATGTCGGCTCGTGGTTGGGAGGCGTGGACGAGCGTCGGAAAGACAAAAGCCGATGCCCTCGCAACGTGTCTTTACAATGAAGCGGAAAAAGTTGGCTTCAAAATACGAAAGGATATGACAGACGGCGACCCCGACAAAGAAGGTCATCTCTACATCTTGAAGCACACACTTTGCCCTGCCGTGCTAACAGAAAATCTGTTTCAGGACAACAAAGAAGATGTAGATTACCTGTTAAGTGAAGTTGGCAAGCAAACAATCGTAAATCTTCACGTTGCAGGAATCATTAACTATCTAAAAGGTTGAAAAATGAAATCTTTTATCATTATTTTGGCGGCAGCTCTCCTGTTGGGGGGCTGCTCGCCTTGCAAGCATATTGCAAGCACGCAGCAAAGGGACAGCACCCATATAGAAGTGCGAACCGAAGTTATCTATGTTCCTGACACGGTTTTTGTCGAGATTCCGGCACAGACGGCTGAACGAACGACGGTGGATAGTGTAAGCCATCTCGAAAATGAATACGCCATGTCAGACGCAAAGATAAACAATGACGGAACGCTTTATCACGATTTGAGGACAAAGCCGCAGCAAAAGCCTGTGCCGATTGAAAAGCCTGTCGAACATAAAGACAGTATAATTTACAGGGACAAGGTTATAGAAAAGGTTGTGCCCGTTGAAAAAGAATTGACAAAATGGCAAAAAACGCAGATGCGGGGCTTTTGGATTGTTTCAGTAATACTCTTTGTTGTGGTGTTTAGAAAACCGTTGTTAAACCTTATTCGAAGATTTATTTGATTGTTAAACAATAACATCTATCGAGAAAAACAACGGAAATAAAAGAAAAAAAACATATATTTGTGGCGATTATTGGAAATATATAGCGTTTGCTATTGTTTTGAGGTAAAGAAAATCGCCAAAAATTCAAGTAACTCGAAAACAATGGTAGATGCTCACGTATAGCGTGGGCATTTTCCTTGTGGAGTTACGGGCGTTTGGCGATGCCTCTTTACCAACAGGAACGCCCACGCTTTTTGTGCCTATCTGTGAACAACGGCAACACTATCGGATATGGATAAACCGTTAAATAAACAGATATATGGACTTCAAAGATTCAATTCGCCAGATTTCAGAACGTATCGAAAATCTGAAAGCCAACCTCCCGACTGAGGAGGCTACAAAAAACGCCCTTATAATGCCGTTCATAAACGCCCTCGGATATGACGTTTTCAATCCTCTTGAGGTGTTGCCGGAAATGAGCTGCGACATAGGGACAAAGAAAGGGGAAAAGATAGACTACGCCATTATGAAAGACGGCGAGCCGGTTATCCTTATCGAGTGCAAGCACTGGGAACAGGATCTGAACCTGCACGACAATCAGCTCCTGCGGTACTTCAATGTATCGAAAGCGAAGTTCGGGGTACTGACAAACGGCATCATATATCGCTTCTATACCGATCTCGCTGAACCTAACAAAATGGACACAAAGCCGTTCCTCGAAGTCAACCTGCTCGACATCAAGGAAGCCCAGATAGAGGAGTTGAAGAAGTTCCACAAATCATATTTCAATGTGGATGATATATTGAGTTCGGCCAGTGAACTGAAATATATGGGCGAGCTGAAGACTGTCATCAGTGGAGAGTTCTCATCCCCGAGCCCCGATTTCGTCAAATACTTCGGGAAACAGGTGTACGACGGTGTATTCACTCCGAAAATACTCGAGCAGTTCACGGCCCTCGTAAAGCGAACGGTTACGGCATACATCAATGACATGATTTCTGACAGGCTGAAAGCTGCCATAAAGGAGGACGAAACCACGCCGGAGGAAAAGGCTATAGAGCAGAAGGCAGCCCCCTCTCCAGAACCGGAGCCGGCGAATAAGATCGTTACTACGGATGAGGAACTGCGGGCGTTCTACATTATAAAGGCCGTGCTGCACGGGGTTGTTCCGCAGGAACGGATAACTTACCGGGATGCACAGACCTACTTCGCCGTGTTCCTCGATGACAACAACCGCAAGACGGTGTGCCGCCTGTATCTTGATTCCCCGACCAACAAGCGGATAACGTTCCTCGATGAAAACAAAAGCGAACACCACAACAAGATTTCAAGCATTGACGACATATATAACTTCAGCGAGGAGCTTATCTCCGCAGTCAAAAAATTTCTGTAACTATGAAAAAGATTACTATCATTACCATTGTGTCTGTTTTAACGGTCGTGTGCGGAACGACGGTCTCTGCCCAGCAGAACATCCCGTCGAAATTATTGAAGGGCATAGAAGCAACGACAGATGAATTTACGGGCGTCACGACTTACAGTGCAAAAAATTGTTGTTTGAGCATTGAACAGAGTGGAGATTCTGTTCGGTTGTACATTGGATTATCATGCTCGCAATTCGACACGCCAGTAAAACTTACGGCAATTCACATCCTATCGGGAGGAAAAACGACCACCATACAGCACAATGAGAATTTCAACCAAAAGGAAGTCCCCGTGCGTGTTATGACACAGAACTCGACGGGAAGATTCGGAACGACATCATACAAAGGGGCGCAGTTCGACACACGTAACCAATATATTGAAACATGGCGAGAAGATGCGACACTACACATGCCGCTGGTAGAATCATTGGCAAACAATGCAGGGAAAGTAAAGTTCGAAGGAGAAAACAACACTTTGTATATGGAATTTACAATCAAGGATGCACAAAGAATGGCATCCATCATGAGACTGTATGAATGGCTTCGTCAGAACTGATCCGTTTTAAGGCGAATCACGGCTTTTAACCGTTCGGATTATAAATTACACCAGAAAGAAATTTGAACGCATTGTAGGGCAAATTCGAGAAAAATAACTTTATGCAGAACGGGGCGGGAAATTGCCCCGTTTTTCATTTTGCAGAAATAGCTGGCGAAATAACAACGGACGTTATTCGGGACGGAAAGTTTCTAACACTTTCGATCATAGAAAGTGTCTAAAAGTTTTGTATATTTGATGACGGATTCAACTATCTAAACAACAGCCGTTTTGCAAATCTGTTGCTGTCTTGTTGCTCTAAAAATACACACTTCCGTATATAGGTTTGATTTACTGCTACTTATGCAATATTAACGAGGTTTTGCATCGG